AGGAGTAGCAAATGTAAACGCTGCTACTAAACTAATTGATAATGGATTTGATGGTAAAATTACCATAATTGATATGGGTAAAAACCCATACGATAGAAAATATTCTGAGGTAATGGAAGGTTTCCTAGGAGCTGGTGGTTGGTCTGATGGTAAATTAACTTATCACACTTCAATTGGTGGTCAATTATCTAAATATTGTGGTGAAGAAAAAGCAATGGAATTATTTGATGAGGTAATTAGTAATTTTAAACGTTTCCACCCTAAACCAGAAGAAGTACAATGTTCAAACCCTATAGCAGAACCAGATTTTATTAAACCATATTTTGGCTTAAGATTATTTCCTGTATGGCATGTTGGTACAGATTATTTACATGAAATAGGTAAAAATTGGTATGACTTTTTAGTAAAAGGTGGTGTAGAATTTATATGGGAAACTAAAGTATCAGATATTGATTTCGATAACAATAAGGTATTTTATCCTAAAGTAGCCGAAATGGATAGTAAAGACCTACCAGGAGATTTACAATGGGTTAGTATGAATTCAATAAATTATGATAAACTTATTTTTGGTGTAGGTAAATCAGGTATTGACTTTGGTAAAACATTAGCAGAAAAATTTGATTTACCAACTGAACCTAAACCAGTACAAATTGGTGTTAGATTTGAAGCACCACAGAAACATTTTCAAAAATTAATTGACGTGTCTTATGATTTCAAATTATATAGAAAATATGAAGACAAAGGTGTATCATTACGTTCTTTCTGTACAAACAACAATGCAGCATATGTTGCCGTTGAAGAAACATATGGTGACCATAGTTACAATGGTCATGCTAAAAAAGATGAATCATTTAGGAATGATATGACTAACTTTGGTATCTTAATGGAAGTACAAGGTATAGATAAGCCATTTGAGTGGGCTAGAGACGTAGTTAAAAAATTACAAATAGATGGTACTGGATTATATTATAGTCCAACACGTAAACCATCAACAACATCAGAAGGTGAAAATGTATCAGCTATTCAAGTAGATAGACTGCATGAAATTTCTAAAGCAATGCAACCCTATTTTCCTTATGTATATGATTTTATCAATGACATGAAAAAAGTATTTCCAACATTAAAAGACGATTGGGGTATTTATGTACCGGAAGTAAAGTATCTATCACCTGAGCCACTTGTCGATTATTCCAATTTAGCACTTACCAAGTATCCTAATGTACATTTTGTAGGCGATGCTTTATCAGCTAGAGGTATAACGGTAAGTGGTGCACAAGGGACATATGTTGCAGAACATATATTAAAAAATTAGGATAACACATATAAATTTCGTATATTTACGACAAATGATAATTATGGCAGATAAAAAAACACCATTTCCCAAAAGTAGAAAATTAAAAAAAGTAGATGGAACTATAGCACACATTTGGGATGGTAAACTCCACAATTGGGAAGGTCCCGCTTTGATACCCGAGGGTAATGAAAAAAAGAGAGAATATTATCTCTATGGTATCCAATATACTGAAGAGGATCACAAAGAAGCAATTAGACAACAAACAGGTTTACCTTGGTATAAACAACCAGCTCCTAAAGGAGCACAACACAGAAACTAATATGAAAATAGGGTTATGCGGTACAATGAGTGTAGGTAAAACTACATTAGTAAATGCTTTAAAAGAATTAGAGCAATTTAAAGGTTATAAATTTGCAACAGAACGTAGTCAACATTTAATGTCATTAGGTATTCCATTGAATACTGATTCAACATTAAAAGGACAAACAGTATTTTTAGCTGAACGATGTGGGGAATTAATGTACGATAATATTATTACAGATAGAACAATATTAGATGTTATGGCGTTTACCTTAAATGCTAAATCAATACCCCACCAAGATAAAGATGCGTTTGAAGTATATGCTAGCGAATTTATTAGAGAATATGATTATATATTTTATATATCTCCTCATGGGATAGAAATTGAAGATAATGGTATACGTGAAACCGATGAGCATTATAGGGATTTAATTGATTTTACAATTACTACACTTATTAAAAGACATGGTCATAAAGCAGGCAAAATAGAAAAGATATCCGGATCTACAGAGGAACGAATTCAACAAATATTGAATATTACTAGTCTTTAACATATTTATAATAAAATCTAATAATAATATTAAATCTAATGAAAAGATCTGAATTAAAAGAGTTTATAAAAGAAGAAATATTAACATCACTTTCTGAAGCCGAAGAAACAGTAAAAGATATTCAAGATAAAAAAGCTGCTAGAGCTGAATTAAATAAAGAACTTGAAAAAACAGCTGAATTAAGTAAGGACTTAGGTTTAGAAGAAGATATTGATGATGATGATGATGTGGATACTAAAGCAATTAAAGCAGCTAAAGGAGCTAGAGGTAAACATAAAAAATTAGACCTAGCAGTTAAAGCATTAAAAAATATTACTACTGAGATGAAATCATTAGCTCGTGACTATAGTAAAGCAGATGGTGTTGAAAAAGAAAAAATTAAGGACAAATTAAAATTAAAAACTCCTAAAAAGAAAGAGCTAGAAGCTTTAGTTGCTAAATTAGAAAAAGATGTCGTCTAAAGAAAGATTTTTATACCTTGCTATAGCATTTTTTGGGGTCTACTATTTAATTAATATGTACTCTTCAAATGAGGAAAGCTATGTATTTGAGTATAACAGCAAAATAGAGGCATTAGAGTCTAAAATAGATTCACTACATAACATAAATGATGGTTTAGAATATAAAATAGATACATTAAATCAGAAAATATTTAAATTAGATAAGGCGATTTATTTACAGAATAATAAGATTATCACATTAAAAAAACAAACAAATGAAAAAATTAATGCTGTTGATTCTCTTAACGATGACGAGCTTACTAGGTTTTTCACAGAGCGTTACAGACAATACCTCGATTCAATTAAAAAGACCAATAGTAAAACTCGTAATTAAAGACCTAATATTAGGTGATGGGCTTAAAAAAGAACTATCTCTTGTATCAACTAAAGTTTTTTTATTAGAAAATAAAATTGTTTTAAAAGATAGTACTATTAATAATCTTAATTCCCAAATTACTAATTTTAATTCTATATTGTTTAATAACAATAACCAATTTGAATTATCACAGGAATTAAACAAAAAATTAAAGTTATCATTGAAGAAACAAAGGCTTAAAACTAAATTAACAGGAGGAGCAGGTATAATAGCTATTGTTGGTGTAATTCTTTTACTAAAATAATATGGCTGACATAAAAAAAGTAATACGTCAAGAATATTTAAAATGTGCTACGGACCCAGTACATTTTATGCGTAAATACTGTTATATACAGCATCCACAACGTGGTCGCATACAATTCAACCTATACCCATTTCAAGAAAAAGTATTAACGTTATTTCAAAACAATGACTATAGTGCTATATTAAAATCTAGACAGTTAGGTATATCAACTCTTGTCTCGGGTTATGCTTTATGGTTAATGACTTTTCACAAAGATAAAAATATACTCGCATTAGCAACAACACAAGCAACAGCAAGAAATTTAGTAACAAAAGTACAGTTTATGTGGGAGAATTTACCCTCATGGCTTAAAGTAGATTCGGCTGAAAACAATAAATTATCTCTAAGATTATCAAATGGGTCAAAAATACAAGCAAAATCTTCAAATGCTGATGCTGCACGTTCGGAAGCTGTATCTTTATTAATAATTGATGAAGCAGCTTTTATTGATAATATTGCTGAGACATGGGCATCTGCACAACAAACCCTAGCAACGGGTGGTGGTGCTATTGTTTTATCTACACCTTATGGTACTGGTAACTGGTTTCATCAAATGTGGGTTAAAGCAGAACAAGAAGAAAACGATTTTTTACCTATTAAACTACCTTGGTATGTACACCCTGAAAGAGACCAAACATGGAGAGATGCACAAGATGCTTTATTAGGTGATCCTAGATTAGCAGCCCAAGAATGTGATTGTGATTTTAGTACATCAGGTGATATTGTATTTTATAATGAACATCTAGAATATTATGAAAAATCTTTCATTAAAGACCCATTAGAACGTAGAGGGGCAGATCAAAACCTATGGGTTTGGGAAAATGCCGATTATTCTAGATCTTATATGGTTTTAGCAGATGTTGCTAGAGGTGATGGAAAAGATTTTTCTACTTGCCATGTAATGGATGTTGAAACTAACGTTCAAGTAGCAGAATATAAAGGTCAAATAGGTACTAAAGAATTTGGACATTTATTAGTAGGTTTAGCTACAGAATATAATGAAGCTTTACTTGTAATTGAAAATGCTAACATAGGTTGGGCTACAATACAAGTAGCAATAGATAGAAACTATTCTAACCTTTACTATTCACAAAGGAGTGGAGAAGCCAATGCCAGTTCGTATTTTGACCAATATGAAGACAATTCTAAAAAAGTAGCAGGATTTACAATGTCATCTAAAACAAGACCTATGATAATAGGTAAGTTTCAAGAATATATTGGTGATAAGGGAGTAACAATCCAATCAAGACGATTAATTGAAGAAATGAAAGTTTTTATTTGGAAAAATGGGAGAGCAGAGGCACAAACGGGGTATAATGATGATTTAGTAATGGCTTTTGGAATGGGGATGTACGTTAGAGATACGGCATTAAAGTTTAAACAAAGAGGAATAGATTTAACAAAACAAACCTTAGGTAATATGAGTGTTAATAGAACACCATATCAAGGTGGTTATGGTGGTGGTTATGGTCAACAGGTAAAAAACCCATACAGCATAGATGACGATAAAGGCAACAAAGAGGATATTAGATGGTTATTATAACCATATTTATAAACAATAATTATATATTAAATGGCAGATAAAAGTGTATTTACAAGATTAAGGAGATTATTTTCAACGGACGTAGTAATACGAAATGTTGGAGGTAACCAAATTAAAACCATAGATTCGGGTCATATCCAATCTAGTGGAGAGTATGAAACAAATGCTCTAGTAGACAGATTTAATAAAGTCTACTCTTCAGCTCCTACTTCATTATACGGAGCACAATTCAACTTAAATTATCAATATTTAAGAACACAACTATACTCAGAGTATGATGTAATGGACACAGATGCTATTATAGCCTCTTCTCTTGATATTATAGCAGATGAATCCACCCTTAAAAATGATATGGGTGAAGTGCTTCAAATTAGAAGCTCTAATGAAGATATACAAAAGATACTATATAACTTATTTTATGATGTATTAAACGTAGAATTTAATCTATGGATGTGGGTTAGACAAATGTGTAAATATGGTGATTTTTTCTTAAAATTAGAAATAGCTGAAACATTTGGTGTTTATAATGTAATCCCTTACACTGCGTATCATATTGAAAGAATTGAAGGGCAAAATCCTGAAAATCCTTCTGAAGTAAGATTTAAATGGAATCCTGAAGGTTTTTCTGGTGGTTCTTCTAGTGGTTACTATAACGTAGCAGGGGCTAACGGTATAAATGATGATAGAGGTGGCATTGTATATGATAATTATGAAATGGCTCATTTTAGAATGGTAGGTGATGTTAATTATTTACCTTATGGTAGGTCATATATTGAACCGGCTAGAAAGCTATTTAAACAATATACGTTAATGGAAGATGCGATGTTAATTCATAGAATTGCTCGTGCTCCTGAAAAAAGAGTATTTTATGTAAACGTTGGAGCAATTCCACCTAATGAAGTAGAAGCATTTATGCAGAAAACTATCAACAACATGAAACGTACTCCAATGATGGATGAAAAAACAGGGGAGTATAATTTAAAATACAACATGCAAAACATGTTGGAAGATTTTTATATCCCAGTTCGTGGAAATGATAGTGCAACAAAAATTGATACTACACCAGGGTTACAATACGATGGTATTGCTGATGTTGAGTATTTAAGAGAAAAATTATTTGCTGCTCTTAAAGTACCAAAGGCCTTTATGGGTTATGGAGAAGGAGAAGCAGGTAAATCTACATTAGCACAACAAGATATTAGATTTGCTCGTACTATTGATAGAATACAAAGAATATTAATATCAGAATTACAAAAAATTGCTTTAGTCCACTTATATACGCAAGGGTTTAGAGATGAATCATTAACTAATTTTGAGTTATCAATGACAACTCCTTCTATCATTTATGATCAAGAAAGAATTGAATTAATGAAATCAAAATCTGAATTAGCAGGTACACTATTAGAACAAGGTTTAGTACCATCTGATTGGATTTACCATAATGTTTATCACTTTAGTGAAGACCAATATGATGAGTATAGAGATTTAGTTCGCGAAGACTCTAAACGTAAATTTAGAAATGACCAAATTTTAGCAGAAGGTAATGACCCAGTAGAAAGCGGTCAATCATATGGAACACCTCACGATTTAGCTTCATTATATGGTAAAGGCAGAACAATGTCAGACCCAGCTAATGTACCTGATGGGTATGCCGAAGATGATTCAGAATTAGGTCGCCCTAAAGATGGGATTACTAACAGAGGAAAACAAGATAATAATTTTGGTAAAGATCCTTTAGGAGTTAAAAGCATGAAAGGTACAGATAAAAATGATGGAGACCCTAAACCAAGACTATCAGAATTTGAAGATCCTAAAATAACGTACTTAAAAAACAAGGATATCTTCAAGGGTCTAGACAAAAAACAACTAATATTTGAACAGGATAAAGTGGATTCTTCATTACTTGATGAATCTCGACTAAAATCTTAATATTTATAAATAAATATATTTTTGATGAAAATTAAACACTCAAAGTATAAAAATACGGGTATACTATTTGAATTACTTGTTAGACAAATAACTGCGGATACCCTATCGGGTAAAGAATCCAAGGCTATTGACTTACTAAAGACTTACTTTGTAAAAACAGAATTAGGTCGTGAATATAAGTTGTATGAAACAATTACAAAGTCTAAAGTATTAAATGAATCTAGAGCTGCCTTATATTTAAATACTACCTTAGATAACTCTAAAATATTTAATAGAGGCGCCTTAAGAAAGCAAAAGTACAATTTAATTAATGAAATTAAAAATCATTATGACTTAAATACTTTCTTCGGTTCACAGATTAAAAACTACAAAGAAACAGCAGCCTTATATACATTAATTGAAGGTGTTAATTCTAAAAGTGTAGTTGACAATGACCAGCTAATTGCTAGTAAAATTACAATATTAGAATTTTTAACTAAAACTGAAATAAATAAAACTAAAAAGGATGAGGTATTAGCAGAATTTGCTACTTACGATAAAGATGTAAGGTCCTTAACTTATAGAATATTACTAGAAAAATTTAATGAAAAGTATGATGGTTTAAGTCAAGAACAAAAACAAGTACTTAAAGAATTTATTAACTCCGTAGACTCAACACCAGGATTAAGAACTTTTTATAATTCTAAAATAATTTCTCTTAAAAAGTCATTAAAAGAATCTTCTAAAAATATTAAGGACGAAGCTACTAAAATAAAGATTAACGAAATTACTAAGTTTTTAGTAGAATTAAATAAAACAGATAAGGTAGATAATGATAACCTAGTTGATTTGTTACAATACTACGAATTAGTAAATGAAATTAAAATAGCAAATGGGATTAAAATATAAACTTAAAGAATTAGAAATTGGTGATGTTAAGATAGACAATGGGACAAAATCTACTATCACAGATATAGACCCAAATACCGGTGCTGTATCTTGGGATATTGTATATGTTCCTAACTTAACTAAATTAGTTGAAGATTCTATGGAATTAGCTAACACAGCAAAAGGTGTGTATCAAAAAGCTAAAGATGATAAAAAATTTCTAGACATATACGAACAGGCAAAACAGTTAAGAAATATAATTCGTACCCATGTTAGAAATAACTACCCAGAAGATTATAAAAAATCAACGAACGAATCAATAGTTGATGAAAGAATCGATTACGATGAAGCGTTAAATCTAAGAGCTATAAAAGCAGAATTAGAAGACGAAATCAAACAAGTATTTATAGATATGGAGCAAGAAGCTGAACCAGAAGGTGGGCCAATTGCAGATAGATATGGTGATGAATTAGAAAAATTAGAAGGCCGTTTATATAAAGTTCAAAAACAATTGAGCGACTATGATATGAACGAAGGGTTTAAAGTTGAATATAAAACTCAAGATGGAGAAAACGCTAAATCCCAAGTTTATAAAACAGAAGAAGAAGCAGAAAAAAAAGAAAAATCATTAGTTGATAAAGCAGGAATAAAACAAGCTAAAATAGTTAAAACTGAAAATCTTAACGAAGAAACGTTTGAAGACGAAATCGAAAGATTAAAGAGCATAATGTATGTTGATGCTGATAATCCAAACCAAATCCTAGTCTATCCTTTAGATAAACCAGACGCAAGAAGACCTTCACAAAATTATATTGTAATAAAAGGTAATAATGTTATGGCAGTACAAGGATATAATTCAGGACCAATAGCAGATTTCGCAGTTGAATATGGTATGTCTTATAAGGATTCTAGTTACGATATGGGTAAAGAAAATGCCAGTGGGCAAGCTTCATTACTATCCTCTAATGTGTTAAAAGACGCTATAGAAGCCATTAAAGATTCAAGAGACTTAGAAGCTAAAAAACAAAGAGATTATTATGCTGAAAAACCTGATACCGGTAGAATAGGGTATGGTTTATCTAGTCAACCTAGAATGAATGAAAAAATAGCTGATGTAGACGAAATGTCTATGTCCGGTGGAGCAGGTGCTTATCAAACACCTTATGCTTTTAGATTACCAAAAAAGAAAAAGAAAAAAGTAAAAGAAGGTGCTACCAAATCTGCTAACATACATAAACAAGGACAACACCCAGGTGAAGATTTAGGACCAGGTCCAAAAGCAACAGAAGACGGAGTAAAAGATAACGCATATGTAAAACAATTTAAATATCAGTTAGTTCCTAAAAATAAAAATGGTACTTATGTACAAAAAGGATCGGGACTCGAAGTAAAAAAATTGTTTTAATATGTATAATTATAAGTTGATAAGAGAAGATGAGGATAAGGCTAAACTTAAGTTCCAAGAGGAAAGGGTTAATGCCTTTAATGAAATAGAAGACGAATTACAGTCTTTAGTAAAACCATTAAGACAAGCAAAAATAGAAACTATAAAATATTATAGAGAAAATCCTAATAGCTACTCAGTAGTAACAGGCACGGATTTAATTAAGGACTTTATTAAAGATATTAAAACATTATTAGAAAAATAACAAATATGAAAACACTACAAGAACAATACAATTTAATCCAAGAAGGTAAAGGCCGCAAGGATTTATTTTTAAAGGAGGCTAAAAGAACATATCCTAATTTGTTATCAAATCTTACTTCTTATAAAGATGCTACAAGTATCTTAAAAAGCAAAAGTAAAATTAACGAAGATTTAGGCGGTATTGTTACTTTAAAACCCTTAGTGCAACTAACATCTGAGGATTTTAACCCAAACAAACAAGCTTGGGAAAGTAAATATGAAGCTTTTGTTAATGAGGAAAAAGCTAAATCTTTAAAACCAATCATTAATAAGGATATTGACGAAAAAATCAATACTGAAAAGGAAGATGATAAAATTAAAGCAGATGCTAAAGAAACATCAAAAACAGTAACGAATACACAAGATCGTAACTACGATTACTCACCAAAGGAAGATAACATTAACAATGTTAATGCTCAAGAAATGAGGAATGGTGTGTATTTTGAACTTAAAGAAGACCCATCTTTAACATTAGAAAAAGCACAAGAAAAAGTAATTAAAAACTTAGCTAAGGACCCATTAACATATGTAAAAAATGGTCAATTTGGTGTAGGCATAGGATATACAGAAGCAGAAGTACAGGAAAATTCAGGTAAAACCTACGGAGGTAGCGGATATAGTGATAAATTAAAAAAAGGAGACACAAAAATGAAACCAATTAAAGAAAGTTTATTTAAAAAATTAATCAAAGAAGGATTAGGTGGAGTAGTAACTACAGGAAACCCAAATTCACTAGCAGCACAATCAGGTAGAGAAATTAGAAGAATGATGGCAGAAGATGGATTCCAAGCTGACCAAGCAGGTTCTCAATACCATTCATCTTTATACGCTGAATCAAATGATGAAAAAGCAGGACCAATGGATGAAAAAGCAAAACCAGATTTTGCAGACATCGATGGTGATGGTGATAAAAAAGAACCAATGAAAAAAGCAGCTGCTGATAAAAAGAAAAAACCTAAAAAAGATTCAATAGATGCTAAATTAGCAGACATTGGAGCTGAAGCAGAAGCTGTAAAAATGGAAGCTCAATTAGAATTTTTATCTAATCACATTAGTGAAAAGCAAGCTAGACTAACAGGAATTAATGAAGACGAAAATATGTTGGAATTAATGGATAAGTCTAAATTAAAAGAAATGGCTAAGGATATTAAGATGTTAGAGAAGAAAAAATCTCAAATGGAAAGAATATACGAAAAAACTTGTGGTAAAAGTTACTCTCAAAAAGAAGTAGTAACCAACGAAGAAGAAATCGAAGAAATGGATGCTGTTTCATTTAACAGACAAAATAACCCAACCCAAGGACCAGCAGGTGAACGTGATCCTAAAAAAGTAGGACAATCAACATCAGCATACGGTTTAAATAAATAAACATGAGAAAGCTATTAATAGAAACTCATACAATTAACTATACCCCAACTGTATTAACCGAAAGTGTTAATGCGGAAAACGGGAATATGATTGTTGAGGGGATATTAGCTACTTGTGAAGTTAAAAACGGTAACGGTAGATATTATTCTAAGGAATTATGGGAAAGAGAAATGGATAAGTATAATGAACTAATTGAACAAAGACGTTCAATGGGGGAATTAGACCATCCAGAATCTCAAATAATTAATCTACAAAATGTATCACACCTTATTAGTGGGTATAGATGGGAAGGAAATGACATTATAGGTAAAATAGAAGTTTTACCAACCCCAGCAGGTAATATATTAAAGGCACTTGTAGGTAATGGTGTAACAGTAGGTGTATCATCTCGTGGTATGGGTTCATTAGAGGAAAATAGAGAAGGTGTAATGGAAGTTCAAGACGATTTTGAATTACTATGTTGGGATTTTGTTTCAACTCCTTCAAACCCTGGTTCTTACATGCATATGATTAAAGAAGGCATAGAGATACCAAAACATAACTACACAAAAGTAAACAGTATAATACATGAAATCCTTTGTTCAAAAGGGTCATGTCCTATAACTTAAAAATAATTTCTTCGGACGCTACCGACGGATTAAACATTAGACGCTCATTTGAGCGTCTTTTGTGTTTTTAATAAGAGGTCACATACGTATAACTGCAATACATCATGATTATTCTTATATGATGTCGACAATTATTATTTCTATTACGGTTCTTAATAACCGTATTTCACAAACTAAATTTTGGGATTATTATGACAAACAACAGAGATTTGTTAAAAGAAGCAATCGCCGATGCTAAATCAGTTAAAGAAACTGCCATCGCGAATGC